GTCACTGCTTTGGGCGCATTTTGCCTTCGCCGGGGGGGGGGCCGAGTACACATCCGGCGGTGCTCATCGACTCCTTCCATCATCGCCGAGCTCGCGATGAGCGCGCCGCACTCCCCACAGAACGGGACGCCGTCCGGGGCGTAGTCCTGAAGCGTCGCAGCGATGTACGCAGCCAGCGACTCAGCCCTCTCAAAGCTACCTAACTCAAAATGGCCGCACTCGCCGCTGGTCATGACCTGGACTTCCGACGATGTTTCGCCGCGTTCGGACATGTCGCGAAATGGGACTTGCGGCGGATGGAACTTGACCCTGGAACCGCTTCGAGCGGACCTGCGACGAACGCCAGCCACCCCTTGCGGTCGTCCGTGGGTTGGATGGCGATGTTCCCATCGAGCGTCGGACCCTCGTCGATGGGGATCTTGTGACCCTGTTCGGTCTTAGCCCACAGGATCGGGGCACCGCACGACTTACAAGCTTCTGTTGTATTCACCTATGTCCGACCTTTCCTCAGAACCCATCGCGGCCGCCGGTACTGCGCTGGCCTTGAGTATCGAACTCTCGCGGGTCGTAATCCTCGAACCGGGTGAACTCGGCGCGGAACTGAGCCTTGACCGTCCCAGTGGGGCCCATGCGCTGCTTCCGGACGATGATCTCGGCCGCACGCGGGTCAGCCTTCGACGGGTGATAAACGCACTCGCGATAGACGAACGCGATTACGTCGGCGTCCTGTTCGATCTGCCCGGATTGCCGGAGATCAGCGATCGTCGGGCGTTTGTCCCCGCCTCGGCGTTCCACCTCTCGGTTGAGTTGAGCGACCGCGATTACCGGTACCCCGAGTTCCTTTGCGAGAGCTTTCAAGCCTCTCGAGGCCTCGCTGACCCGCTCCTCCGAAGAGTCCCGAGGATTCGATGACCCCATGAGCTGTAGATAATCGACCGCGATCAGCTTCAACCCATGGCGCGCATGAGTCCGTCGGGCTCGGGCTCGGAGTGCCTCGGGAGTAAGGCCGGGCGTATCGTCGATGAACAGTGGCGCGCGGCCGATTCGGTTCTCGGCGATGTCGAATCGCATCCAATCGCTTTGATCTAGGGTCCCACGACGGGCGCGGTTCCCGTCGATGGAGCCGTGGGAGAGGGCCATCCGATGGCACCATTCCTCTTTGGACATCTCGAGCGAGAAGATCAGGCTCGGCGCGTCGTGTAGGACGCTCGAGAGGACCATTGCTTGAACGAGCGCCGATTTCCCCATCCCAGGGCGGCCGCCGATCACGACGAGTTGGCCAGGTGTGAGGCCAGCGATCATGCGATCGAGCGAACCGAACCCAGTCGACAGGCCCGCGACTCCATCCCGGTCCTGTCGCTCGACGAGTTGGGCCCGGACACGAGGCATCACGGCGCCCGCCCGCTCGACCGCGTCGTCGCCGTGTGCCTCGGTTGAGATCGCCACCAACCGTCCTGCTTGCTCGTCGAGGAACGCACGAGGGTCCTCGACAGGGCGCGACCGAAACGCGAGCGCATGAGCACACGCCGAGAACAGGCGGCGGATGCTCGCATGATCACGGATCGTCCTCGTATAGGCCTCGACGTTCGTCGTCATCGGAATCGTATCAGCCAGCGAGAGCAAGGCCTCGTCGCCGCCTGCGCGCTCAAGATCGCCCATGTGAGCGAGGGCGCCCCGAACCGTCACCAGATCGACCGGCTGACCTTGGCCACGGAGACGGCGCATCGTCGAGAAAATGCACGCGAACGACGGCGAGTAGAACTCACGCGGGTCGAGGTCCTCGAGGAGGTCGATCACCGGCGGATCCATGAGGATCGACGCAAGGACCGACTTTTCGGCAAGCAGGTCAGCATGACGCTCGACCTGAGGTTCCGGGCTCCGGTTCATGAAACTCCTCGGATCTGACGGCGCAGGCCTTGGATCTGAGCCTTCAGAAGCTCTTCCTCGGCGTAGCCACGTCCGAAGCTGACCGCGTCGACAAGTTCGCCCTCGAGCACGTAGAGTTCGCGTTCGAGGGCCTTCCCAGCCCCAGCCTGGCCCTTCGCCCCGAGACGCTCGCGAAGCTCGACTAGCTGAGCTTGAAGATGGGCCCACGGGCGGCGGACTTTCTCGACGTAGTCGTCGGCAAGCCATTCCTCGACGAGGTCCTCAAGAAGTGCCTCGAACGCGCCAGGGTCCGCGGCGGCGGCAGCCCAGATCCAAACCGCGACCCGGCGTTCGTTTACGTCATCGGAGGTGACCGGCATCGCTCGGCGAGCGAGCCATCGGAGGCCGACGAACTGACGAGTCCGGCGCCTCGCCGAGTCGAAATCGGTCACCTCGATCGTTTTCGGGGGCCCGGTCCTGACCCGGTCCTCCTCCCGGAGGTCGTTCGGCTCTGGGGGGACTATAGGGGGGTTAACTACTAAAGAAAGGTCGGCACTGGCCCGACACCGGCTCAGCTCGCCCCCGTCAGGGGGTGAGCCTTGCTGCCTCACCCCCTGACGGGGGTGAGGCTCACCCCCGTCAGGGGGTGAGGCAGGTCTCTCGCCCCCGTCAGGGGGTGAGAGTTCGTCGACGACGAACGGGTCGCGACCGAACGCCTGAGGGCGGATCTTGCGACCCACCTTCAGGCGCGTTCGCCGGACGATCCGGAAGCACTCCTCGGCCTCGAGGCGGACGAGCGAGCGGCTCGCGCCCTTCGGCTTAACCCCGACATCGGCGGCGAGCTCGGCGACGCTCCGGAACGATCCCTCCCTGACGTCCTCGAGGTCGAGGATACGGATCAGGAGGAATCGGTCAGCGGCGGGGCGCGCAGAACACATAATCGCGCGCCGGAGGTCCGCCTCGTATCGTCGTCGGCGCTCGCTCATGGATCAGTGAGTCGTCGCCGGGGCGCGGTTGCTGCCTTTGCTCTTGGGCGCGGGGGCAGCCGTGCCAGCGAGGGCGAGCTGACGCTCCGCCTCGGTCATCGCACGCCGGTCGAGCTCCTCGCCCGTCCGCTCGTCCACGTAGGACACCTCGAGCGTGTCGTCGTTCGCTACGAGTTCGACGTCAGCGACGACGTATTCGTAGCCGTTCACTGATGCGTCGAGATCGAGTCGGCGTTGGAGCTTGATTTGAGTGACGGTCGCAGCTCGAAGCATCCGCCGAGCCGAGAGGTCGTCGTTCATGCCCCGAGCTTGCGCGAGCGTTAGGACCCCCTCGCCTTCGAGACCCTTTGCCTCGTAGGACGGGTCGAATGCACGCCGGACGCGAGGTGCCGCGTACGTGCTGAACGCCTGGAACCCCTCCTCGACCTCACGCTGAGTGTCGTAACTACGGCCCACGAGAGCCTCTCTACGCGTACGGTCCTCTTCGGTGAGGTCACGCTTGACCACCATTCGGTCCTTGCCGATGACCCTGCTATTTGCTTCTGTCGTCATAATCAGAGGCCCTCCCGGGCCTTGCGTGCCACTTCGGCGCGCCGGAACTCTTCCATCGCTGCGCGGACAGGGACCGAGCCGAGAGACCCCAGCGCAACCGCGAGCGCATCGCACACGCCCTCGACACCATCCGCGCCGCCTTCAACGCCAACCAGGAGTTCCTGTAGTGCTAGAGCACCGAACAGGCGCTCAACGGCCAGCTGGACCTCGCGCTTTTTGCCTTTCGGCTTCGCAGACCCCGTTGCAGCTTCTTTCGCAGCGTACGTCGACACAAGGACCGGAGACATGTCAGGGAACACCTCGGCGGCGGCGTCGTAGATGGCCTGCCCAGACCGGACAAGCTTGCCGAACGCCGTCGCATCTTGAGGCGGGCGCCAGCCCTTTGGCTTCGGAGGCTCGCCGGACTTAGGGCGTTTGAACGAGGTCGGTATCCCGCTCGGCGACTCCATCGCGATCGCTGCGACGTAGTACCCCTCGAAACGGTCGAGACCCCGTAGCGACAGTGCCGCCCACCGGTTGACCCGACGCGCACGCTTCAGGTCGTCGATCTGCCGGTTCAGAAAATAGTCGTCTCGCTTCACGCTGGGCTTGGTCGGGAGCGCCGATGCGAGGAGCGGGGTTAGGACCCCGTCGAGCGTCAGGGCAACGAGCGCCGATGCGCGCAATGAAGGATCGAAAGCGACGAGCATTGGAGTCATTGTGCCTCGAGGTCGCGAACCCGCGCGACGAACGCGGCGGCGGCTGCCTCGCCATTGACGCCAAGGCGACCGCTGATCCACGCGAGGAGAAGCGTGACCTCGCCTTGGCGGCCTTCGATACGATCATGACGCGGCGGGCGTTCGACCCGCCCAACGGCATCCGAGATCCGGCGGCGAGCCTCGGTGTCAGAGTATCCGTCGGACTGGACCAAGACCGCGGCCCACGTGCGCCAAGCCTCGATGTCAGCCTCGAAGTCACCGATCGCTCGCTGATCCCCGGCCGTCATTCCATCGAGGACCTTTCGAAGCACGACGTCGCCCATCTCGAACGATTCAGCCGACTGCTTGGCCACGCCTCGAGCCCATTCACGCCACTCGGAATCGGCCTCTTCCTCTTTTGGCGCATCCTCCAATGGGCAGAGGTCGTCGAGCGTCGGTTCGGGTTCAGGAGCCGGCCGGCCCGGACGGTCCTGGCCGGCCGGGGTCGCGATAGCGTCTGAGACAGTCCACCCTGACGAGATCCGCATACGCAGCGTACTCCCGTTCACTTTGCATTCGATGTGATCCACCCACCGCCCAATCGGGAGGGTACGGCCACGCCACTTGAGCCGCATTGGGGGCCCTTTGAGGATTGAGCCAAGGTCCTCGGCTACTCGCGGGGCAAGTTTCGGAGCGACGTCGGATTCCATGTGTGAGGCCTCTTTCGTTTTCAATGGATTACGGCCCACGGTGAGAGCCATCGGAAGCGGAGGTCCTACGACTTCGGGCGTCGTGTTCGGCCTGTCGTCGAGCCTCCGGGACCGGTCGACGCGGATGTCGACGAGCTCGACCCGCTCTCCGCCAGGCCACTCAATGGGGGACTCGCCCCGGTCGTGTGCTGCCCCGAGTTCGCACTGCCCGCACGTCGTCAGCTTTACACTTGCCGCGGCTCGGCCTGTGTCTCCGATACCCGCCCGGAGGCGCTTGGCGCGGGCGCCGCAGGCCTTTCGGGTCAGCTTCGCGCCCAACGTGATGCACTGAAACATCTCGGTCATCGCCCGCCCATCCTTCGGCCCGCGTGTGTCAGGTGACCGGCGCGCTCGAGGACGTCACGCCATCGCTCGACCTTAGGACCGGCGAAGAAAACGATCGGCGCGGCGGGGGGCTGACCGGACGGTAGACCGGGAATCGGGAAGTCCTCGCGGCGCTTCCACGTAACGAACGCGTTGGAACCTCGGACCATGAGGTCGTGCCATCGAGTACCAGGCGAGGCGAAAGCGAGGAACGTCAATGACCGGAGGCCTCGGCGGCCAGGCGGGTTGAGCTCAAGGAGAGCACGCTCGGACCACACGAGCATTTTGGAGAACGGAGGGTTCAGATAGACGTCCCCGATCCAGTGAAGCGGGCCGATGCCGTCGCCGCCTTCAACGGTCCCGTCAAACGTCGCCCGTGCCGGGATTGTCGAATGAGGGTTCGACGCAGGGTCGAGCGTCCATGTCCGGAGGCCCGCCGCCGCGAGGAGGAGGCGCCAAACGACCGGCGGCGTCGTCCGGCTGTCGCCGTCATTGCCGACGAGCCCGATGCCTCGCGTGGGGCGCGGGAGTTTCACAGGTCGCCCCATCTCGCCCAAAGCAGGACGACAAGCCCAACCGACACGAGGACGAGTGAGGCGAAAGTCCCGAGGAACAAGGCCGACAGGTCTGCGACCGCGGCCACAACGGACTCGCGGATCATCGGGCCCTCGGCGGGTAGCGGTAAGCGGCGTTCAGGAGGCGTTCGCCTTGATAGGAGCACTCGACGAGGACGTAACCATCGGCCAAGTTCGACGTGTGCCATTCATCGCGTGGCCCCCACCCATCCCACGTCTGGGGGCGGCCAGTACACGGCGGGGCCTCCTCGCCTCGGACGACCGCGAGGCTATGGTCGAGGACCTCGAGCCATAATGGGCGGCACGTCTCGACCCACGCCACGAGGCCGGCACGCCAGTTGAGCGGCGGCGCTCCGGATCGGTCCAGATAGCGAGCCCATCGGCAGTTGCCTGGCGGCCACTCGGGCGGCGGGCGGCGGGCGAGGACGCAACGGGACCGGCGCCGAAGCTCCCGGAGTGTCCCTGCGAGTCCCGGGTGTCCTCGGTCCTCCGCATGGGTCGTCGCGACCTGCCAAAGGAGCGCGCGGTCACCGGGCGCGCGCCATCCGGCCTCGTTCACGCTGTACCTGGCCAAGTCCACGGCCGCCTCGAGTTCGAGCTCGGTCTGAGCGTTGGCGCAGGTCGGCAGGAGGACCACAGCAGCGATCGCAGCCAGCAAGACGAGCGAGAGCCCCACCCCACGGAGGAGGGCGGACACGAACTCACGGCGGAAGTCGGGGGGGAAGGCCCGCATTGCTACGCCGTTCGGGCGAGTTTGCGCTCAGCCGCCGCCGCCTCGGGGCTCCCGAGGAGGTAGACGGGCGATCCAGTCGCCGACGCGATGGCGTGAAGTTCGAGCACGTCGGGGTAGCTCTGGCCCGTCTCCCATCGTTTGACGGTTGCTGCCGACACGCCGACAAGGGCGGCGAGCGCCGTCCGCGGCAGGCGCTTGGCTTCGCGAGACTCTCTGATTCGTTCGCCGATGCTGGTCATAGTCATGGACCCTGACGTAACTTGACGTAACTGTCAAACCGTGCAGACTTGACCCATCAGTCACGAGTGACCACACTGCAAGCGGGGCCAGGCTCACTGACGAGCGCCCGCCGTGACCGGAACCCGAACGAAAGGATCCCTCGAATGTCCCTCTCATGTCGCCAGTGTGGCCGAATCGCCGCGAGTCTCCGGAGGTGTGCTGGATGCGGCGCCCTCGACGCATACGTGCCCTCATCAGCAGCTCCGACCGAACCCGCCCCGCCGATGAGCGAGGTGAAGGACGCACCAGTCTACGCTGCATTCGCGGACGGCATTCACGCCACCCTTCGTCGTGTTGTCGACGATAGCCAGGATGTTGGCGAATCCGACGCTTGGCTCGTCGGGTTCCTAGCGGGCACGTTGAGGCGCGTCCAGGAGGCTGGCTCGTGATCGCATCAATGGAATCTGCCGGTACTCCTACTCACTACGTCTATTCAGTCAGCGATTCCAAGGCCGAGTCGGACGCGTCGCTCTGGGCGCTCCGCCAACAGGGACGCCACGGTGTTCGGAAGCATCGGACCGTCAGGGTCGAGCACTGCACGATCCAGCTTTGGATCGTCGTCGAGTTCCTTGAGACTCCCCGCGTCGTCGAGGCGAGCTCGTGACCGACGAGCCAGCCGCCGCGATCGTGCGCACGAAGGAGGAACAGCTCGTCGGGACCCACCGGGGGGACGCTGCGATCAACCGACGCCTGAAGTACGCGTCTGAGGAGTGCCACCTCGTGTCTCCGTTCCCCGCCGTCGGTCAGCTGCCTGAAGGCTTTGGGGTCCAGATCGCCCTCGTGCGCGTCGACCGGGAGCACGACTGCTACCCGACGAGGGACCAAGACCGGCCCTTCGGGATTGGCAAAGCCGCGCTTGACCGCATCGGTCACGCCATCGGCCTGACTTGGGACGTCGACCGCTCCCGGAGGCTCGACGACGCGTCGGACTCGCAATACTGCCACTGGCGGGCCGTCGGTCACTACCGCACGAGCGACGGCCAGGTCGCGACGATCAAGGGTGAGAAGGAAGTGGACGCCCGTCAGGGGTCCGCCCAGATCGCCGGGAAGTCCAACAAGCAGGTCGCCGGACTCCGCGAGCACCTCATGAGCCACGCCGAGACGAAGGCCCGGCTACGAGCGATCCGTTCAATGGGGATCCGGACAGCCTACTCGGCGGCTGAGCTCGAAGTCCCGTTCGCGTGCGTCCGGCTCGTGTTCACCGGTCACTCGGAGGACCCGGCGCTTCGGGCGAGGTTCGCCGAACTGACCGCTCAGTCGTTCCTCGGCGCCTCCGGAGCGCTCTACCAGACCGGTGGGCCGCCCGACCTCCCGAGGCTGTCGACGCCGCCGGCGCCCGTGACGCACTCTCCGCCGCCCGTGAACGCGCCCGCCGTGGTCGATGTTGACCGCTTCCCGGGGGACAAATGAGGGTCATCGCGACCGGCGACCATCATTTCGTCGAGGGCCCGCGGTGGAAGGAGTGCCTACGGATCCACGACTGGATCGTCGACGAGGTCCGGCGGCGTCAGCCTGATCTGTTCGTGTCGGCGGGCGACGTCTACGACGGACCCTCGACCCCGATCGAGCGTGAGGCGGTCGCGTCTTTCCTCCTTCGGGTCGCCGATGTGTGCCCGGTCCTCGTCGTTCGCGGGAACCACGACCGGCGACACGACCTCGAACTCTTGGGACGGCTCGCCGGGGCTCACCCGATCGTCGTCGAGGAGGGCGCGGGCGTTCACGTGCTCGGCGGGATCGCGGTCGGCGCGTTCGCGTGGCCCTCGAGAGGGTCCATCCTGACCGCGCTCGGCGCCCGCTCGAGCGAGGAGGTCGGTCAGCTCGGCCGCGAGGCCCTCCGGCGCGTGTTCCGAGGTATCGGGGACAGGCTCCGCCTCGAGGAGGAAGGAGGGCGGCGGACGCTCCTCGTCGGTCACGCGCAGGTCGCCGGGTGCAAGGTCAGCGACCACGGCCAGCCGCTACCGTTCGGCGAGCAGATCGTAGTGGGCCTCGAGGACCTCGCGATCGCTGACACTGACGCAGTGATCCTCGGCCATATCCACCTGGCGCAATCGTGGGAAACGGCGAACGGGCCGGTGATCTACACGGGGTCGCCATTCCGAAACACGTTCGGAGAGTCCGACCCGAAATCGATCCTGCTCCTCGAGCCGAAAAAGTCCGGCGCCCTGAGCCGCTACACGAGGATCCCGACGCCCGCCGCACCGATGGTTCTCCTTGAGGGCCTCGACGACCTCGAGCGCCTCGAGGAGCTCACTCTAGCGGAACGGGCGGGCGGCCGCCGAGGTCAGGCTCCGCTATGACGTTGCCTCAGACGAGCGGGACGCCATGAGGGCGGCCGTCGCCCGAGCGACCGAAGGCCTCGAGGTCGCTCGGCTGAAGGTGGAAGAACGTGTGCGCCCGGTCACCCGTGCGCGCTCGCCGGAGGTCGCCGAGGCTCGAGGCCTCCTGAATCAGCTGACCGCTTTCTGGAAAACCCGGCCGGACACCAAGGCGACGCGTCTTGGGGAGCTTAGCCACAAGCTCGCCGAGCTCGAAGAGGAGCTCCGTTCATGAATGGGACCGCGGACACGGCCGGGAGGGGTGAAGCATGAGGTACAAGACGCTGAGAATCCAAGGGCTCGGCCCGTTCCGTGAGCTCGTCGAACTCGACATCGAGACACTCGGCGGACCACTCGTCGCGGTCACCGGAGCGAACGGCGCCGGCAAGTCGACCGCGCTCGAACTCCTCGTCGGGGCTCTGTACCGAACGACGCCAACGCGCGGATCACTTCGGGACCTCGCGACACGGCGCGACGCATTCGTCGAGGTCGAGCTCGGCGATGGGACGACGATTCGGCAACTCATTGACTCGGTCTCCGGCAAAGGCGAGACGCTGATTCGTCGCGGCGATGAGGTCCTCGTCGAGTCGGGGAAGGTTCGCGACGGCGACGCCTGGATCGCAAAACACCTACCGCCCGCGGAACTGGAGCTCGTGACGGCGTTCGGTGTCCAGGGGTCGAAGGGGTTCGCCGGGCTCGATGGGTCGAAGCGAAAAGCGATCCTCCTACGGGCCCTTGGCCTCGAGCGCCTTGAGGACCTCGCGAAGCTGGCTCGGGAGCGAGCGCGAGGTTCTCGAGCTCGCTTCGAGGCGCTCGAACTCGCCATTCGTGAGACAGCGACGGCGCTTGGCGACGACGCCGACCTCAGGGAACGCATGAGGACTGCCGAACAAGCGCGCCCAGCAGCCGAGGCCGAGGTCGAGAAGTCCGAACGGACTGTCGGTTTGTCGGCTCGACGGGCAGAGCTGCTCGCCGAGGAACTCCTGAGCTCCCGTGAGGTCGAGCGCCTCGAAACCCTTCGACGGTCGCTCGACTTACTCCTCGCCTCGAGGCCTGAGATAGACGCGGCGGTCGCCGCCCGCGCGGATGCAGTGGACTCCGCCGTCGAGCTCGAGCGATCGGTCGAGGAGCTCCGGACCGCCTGCGAGCGGAGGTCCGGCGAGCTGAAGGCCTATCGGGTCAGCTGGACCGAAGCAAAGGGCCGGCTCCGGACGCTCGAGCGCGAGGCCGAGAATCTCCGGGCCTCGCTGTCGGTCCGGGAACGTCTCGAGCGTCGCATCGAAATCCTCGAGGACGTTCGGGCGCGAGCGGTCGAAATCGAAGCGAGCCGAGCGGACTGCCGAGCGAACGCCTCGGGGCTCCGGACCGAGGCCGCCGAGGGCGTGGCGACTAGGCTCGCCCGCCTCCGGACCGGCCTCAAGGAGGTCGAGGACATCGGCGCAGAGGACGGGGCCGGCGCCGATGTCCTCGAGCGGGTCGTTGACGTCGCTCACTTCACGCTCGATGCTGACCGCGAGCGCGAGCGCCGCCTCGAGGACCTGCCAGGCGTGGCCGAGAAGCTCGGGGACCATGATCTGAATCTGACGGCATCCCTCAAGGCGATACGCCTCGAGCTCGGCAAGCTCGAGGCAGACGCCGCACGCCTCGATGTCCTTCCCAAGCCCGATGCCCTCGTCGACGTCGACAAGCGGCTCGACGCTGAGCGCGCAACGATTGCGGTCGCCCTCCAGGCGGGCGAAAAACTCGCGCCGGAGGTCAAGGCGGACGGGGCCACGATCCGGGACATGACCGCGCGAGCGTCAGACCTCCGGGCTCAGGCGCTCGGACTCGGCGCACGCGCCAACCGCCGCGACGAGGTCGTCGCGGCCGCTGGACGACTCGGGGAGGTCGACAGGAATCTGATCCAAGCCCGCCGAGCCCATGAGGTGGCGGACCTGGCCCTCAGCGAGGTAAAGGAGGCGCTGTCGGTCCAGGCGGCGCACGATACGCTCGTTGCCGCACGCGCCGCTCTCGAGGCGCTCGTGCGCGAGCGCGGCCGTGTCTCAGGCCTCCTCGAGGCGAGCGCCGCCGCGGGCAAGCGTCAAACCGAGCTCGAGGCGCGTCGGGGCCCACTCGAAGAGGAACTCGCAGACTGGACGTTTCTCGGTCAGTCGCTTGGCCGTGATGGCTTGCAAGCGGCGCTGATAGACGCGGCGGGTCCGGAACTGACCGAACTCGTGAACGACCTCCTACATTCGTGTGTGGGCCCCAGATGGTCCGTGGAAGTGAGAACGACTCGCCCGAAAGCTTCCGGGAAGGGCGAGCGAGAGGTCCTGGACTTGATCGTCGTCGACACGGTCGAAGGCCGGGAAGGCGAGATCGCAACCTACAGCGGCGGCGAGGGGGTGATCCTCGGCGAGGCTGTAGCCCTCGCGCTGTCGACACTGGCCCGGCGCACGGCCGGTAACGATGAGGGAGCGACCATCGTTCGAGACGAATCCGGCGCCGCCCTAGACCCTCAGCGCGCCGAACAATGGGTCGCGATGGTTCGACGCGCGGCCGAACTGGTCGGCGCGTCGAAGGTCCTCGTCGTGACGCACAACACGCGAGCGGCCCAACTTTGTGACTCGGAGATCCTTGTCGCCAACCGCTCGATATCCCGGGACGAAGGCGTACACGCATGAACTTGAATGCAGGCGAGCTAGTCCAGCACAAGAAGGCGACTTTTTTGCGCCTGCTCGACGGTTTCGAGCAGGTTTGCGCAGACAGAATCCGAGCACTGCTCGGGCAAAGGGAGATATCAGAATGAGTGAGACGAAGATGATTCCGGTAATCGTATGCGGCGGCGAGCGCGGATCCTGTGTGATCTACGGCTACGCAGGATCCGAACCCCGGCCCAATGAGCCTGTCCGACTGGAGCGCGCGCGAATGATCGTGCAGTGGCGGGGCTGTCCCGGGGGGCTCCTCGAGGTGGCCACTCGGGGGCCCGGAGTCGGGTCGGTGCTGTCGCCTCCGGTGGCCTTCACATCGCTCGTCGCCCTCCAGGTCGTGGCAGTGAGCGAGGCCGGCGCGGAGGCGCTCGACTCGTGGACCTGACACGATCCAACGGCAACGGCCACGGCAACAGCAACGGTAACGGCAGCGGATACGGCAGCGGATACGGACAGGGGTACGGGTACGGCGGTGGGTATGGTGATGGATATGGGCAGGGGTACGGGTACGGCGGTGGGTATGGTGATGGATACGGACAGGGGTACGGGTACGACAGCGGGTACGACAGCGGGCTCGGGTACGGCGGTGGGTATGGCAACGGGCTCGGGTACGGCGGTGGGTATGGCTACGGGTACGGCAGCGGTCAGACGATTGGCGCGATTGCGGAGCTCGACATCCGTGTCCTGCCCGAGTGGTCAGTCGTCGTCGTCGGGTGCCAGGGCCGCACACTGGCACACTGGCAGCGGCACTGGCCCACGATCGCCACGGAGCACGGAGTCGCAATACCAGAGATAGAGGCGACTCGATTGCTCGCTGAGGCTAAGCGGCTATGCGATGAGCATAGCCGGCGAGGAGAGGTAGTCAGATGACATTTGAAGTGACGCACGTGGACATGGTACTGAGTGCCATTGCTGCCGAGCGGAGGTCTCAAGAACTCAGGCTCAAGTCGGAAGGCAGATTCGAACTCACCTGTGCCAGCAGCGACCTATCTCCGTCGCACAAGCTCGCGGCCCTCGCCGAAGAGTTGATCTCAATATCAGAAGACTGGGCGCACGCCGGCTATCCGGGAACCGAACCGGCCAGCGATGATGCAAGCCACGAGCGGGAACTGGTCGCGTCGTTCCGGACGAGTGCCGAGAAAGCCGAAGCAGAGAGTACGCCTCGACGATGGCGGCGGCGGACGCGGTACTGATCCAGTACCTTGCGAGCCTCACTCCAGAGCAAGAGGCAGACATCGACGAAGCCGAAGCGCTCGACGCGGTGGACGATGGGCGTTCCGCTCCCGCCGGGACGTGCCGGGGATGGGAACGCACCATGTGATTAGGGTTGCGCCGAATCGAAAGCGATGGCTAGAACACCCCGGAGTTTGCACGACTCCGGGGTGTTCGTTTTTTACTCGCCCGACCGGTTTAGGGGTTGCGCCGATTCAAACCGGCGTTATAGTGTTCGAGAGAGGGAAACAACATGACCATGACCATGACGATCACGACCACCGAGACCCTGTTCGGGCACGCCGCCATCGACTACGCCGACGACAACGGGCTGGCGCTGAACAAGCACGCTGACCCCACCGAAGGCGCCCGCACGGGTCTGGCGGTCGGTGCCGCCCGCGAGGTTGCCGCCGAGGACCCCAGCCTCATCTGGCTGGACGTCATCACCGATGGACAGGTCACAGCGCTCCGCGAGGAGGCTGGTACGCACGGTGATGAGGTTCAGGTCCGCATCTGCACAGCGGCGCTCGCGGGTGACCCGACTGCTCGCGCGGAGTGTGCCGACGTCATCCGAGAGGCACGGCTCGCCTGATGGCGCACGGAGGCAAGCGAGCCGGGACTGGCAGACCCCCATCGGACACAGCGTACAACGCGACGGCGCCGGTCAAGTGCCACCAGCACCAGAAGGACCTATGGGCGATGGCGGCCGAGGAGCATGGGGTGAGTATCGCAGAGACGGTCCGGGACCTCATGGACGCATGGGCTCACCGCGTGCTGGCGTCAGAGGACCAATGACAAGAGCTCGGTCACATGCGCGCAAGGTCCAAACGTCACGGAAACGCTTCTCGAAGATCGCAAGCGCTCGCGAATCGCTGGCCGAGTTCGATCGCGGGATAGAGGTCGACGTAATGACGTTCGGTCAGTTCAGCATCATCGACGCTATCGAAGCGGTCCTCGAGAAGACTGGGCCTGCCGATGTCGTACTTGCGACCTGGACGGCCGCCCACTTCGACCTGACCCAGATCGAAGGCCAGATGGCTCGGGCGAACATCAGGAGCCTTCGGCTGATCATCGATCGTTCATTCGTCACCCGTCATCCCAAGTTCGTGGGCGTGATCAACGACAAGTTCGGGGCGGACTCTGTCCGGACCACAACGACCCACGCGAAGTTCGTGGTGATCACAAACCACCAGTGGAAGGTGGTTATTCGGACCTCGATGAACCTCAACTTCAACCCTCGTCTGGAGTACCTACAGGTTGCTCAAGACGGCGAGCTCGCGGATTTCTACATCAGCATCGCCGACGCGATCTACGCTGAGACGGCCCCCGGCATGGACCAGCGTAGATCGCTGCCAAACATTGATGGCGTACGAGCTGTACAGCCGGCCAAGCACGTCGCTATGGGCAAGCCGCCCGCCATGGGGGCGCAGTGACACCGCCGAGCCACCTCCCCGAAAAAGTTGCCGCCGTATGGTCGGAGATCGTCGCGACGCATGGGCCACGAGCGGCGAAACTCGTCGGGCCCGAGTTCGACGCCTATTGTGCCACGGTGGCTCGTCACAGGGACGCCGTTCGGCGGATCGCAGAAGAAGGCGCCATCGTACCGGACTCGAAGAATGCTCCGATGCCTCACCCAGCGATCGAGATCGAGAAGTCAACGCTATCGGAGATCCGCAGGTGGGGGTCCCGATACCTCGCGAAGTCCAATGGCCGCTGAGTGGGTTTTGGGGTTGCGCCGATTCAAACCGGCGTTATAGTGTTTGAGAGAGGGAAACAACCATGACGACGAACACAACTAAGAGCCTGACCGCAACCGGCACCAGCTTCCGCCTCGCCTACATCGATAGCGACGGCACCCGCCAGAACCCGGCGCTCGATGATGACGCAGACCTGTTCGAGACCGAGGACGCCGCGTGGGCCGCCTCCGAGGAGTTCGAAGCCGATAACCCCGACTGGGCGGGCACTGACTGGCGCGTCGAGGAGGAGGCCAGTTCGATGCTGGCGATAATGTCCTACGCTGGAGAGATCAGCGTTGACGCCGCCACCGGCGGTCGGTGGAGGCCCAACGCAGACGCCGCAAAAGAAATCCACGCATCGAGTAGCCCTCTTCGGGCGGGCGTCGCGATGTGTGTGGATCACCCGATGCGCGGCGAGTGGAGCTCGTGAGCCTTCCTCCGCTACAAAACGCGGAGGTGGTCATCGGGCTCTATACGCTCATCATCGTGAGCACGAGTCTCGTCGGATCTGTGGCCGCGGTTACGTCTGGCGACGATGTAACTGTGGGCATCGGCTTGCTTTGCATTTTTGTCATGATCGTCGCTGTATCGGGTCTTGTCCGGGCTGTCCGATCAGAGCGTGAGGCTGGCGGCCCTCAGTAATCGCCGACGCCGCCCGGGCCCCAGACCGGCGGCAGCGTGTAGCCTTGCCGCACGATGGTCGCAGGGTAGGCCTTCAGGCCGAGTTCAGGGACGCCGTAGAGGTCGACGAGCGCGCGCCAAAGCCCTTGTCCGGGGTCGCTTCGGCGCATCGCTGACGACTGGCGGTGAGCCCAGACCTTCGTGATCGGCATCCCCAGCGCCCGGCCCTCTTCGACGAGGTAGCGGAGCGCAGCACGCGCGGCCCCGATGGTCCGCTCGGAGAGTTCGGTCGGCTCACCGCCCCACGTGGTCGACAGGTCCTCACGCGCTACCGTGGCAGGGTCATCCTCGAGGCCGGGATAGCGCCCGTCGATCTCAAGTCCGAGGGTCGTCGCGTTGAGCGCGTTGCCGTGATTCACGTGGATCGTCAGGTCGTGAGACGCGACGAATATCCCGGACCGGAACGCCGCCGCATGGCACGCGATGTCCAGGCCCCGGCGAGCGAGGGCGAGCTCCCGATCGCCGTTGGCTCGCTTCACCTGACCGCGCGATACGCCGAACTCGGCCGCCATCTGGTGAATCACGATCCCGTCGACTTTCTTCGGGTCCCGGTGAACCGGCTGGCCGCGACGGATGCGGGTTTTCTTCTTACCGCCCGGATAGGTGAAATCCTGCTCGCTACGGAGGTCGTAGAACTTCGGGACGAAGGGTAGGCCAGGGGACTCGACGCACAGCGGGTCGACGAGCCTCAGGCGGTCTGCGAGCTCGGCGAGGAACCGAGACCGACCG